GCGCGCTTCATGGCTTCATCACCTCGTTACAAACATAGGCGATCCCGGCCATTTCCTTGCCGGTGACCTGGTCCTTGACGTTCTCGATCATCCTGTTGCCATTGGTCATCACCGTGACGATCACGCCATCAAACGCACGATCGCAGTAGACGCCCTTGGCTATCACTTTGCACGGCAGAGAACGGCGCGGCGCGCGCTTCCCTTCGAATGTCCCGGCCAGTGTGATCGTCGCTGACGACAGCTTGACAGAGCGAACAGCCGCAACACGATGTCCGTTCAGGTGTCCGCCGACAGAGCGGCATTCTGCGGCAAAGGAAGGCGAAGCCAGCGCGAAGATAATCGGCAGCAAAACCAATGGCTTCATTTCAAGCCCCGTAAGCCGTCGCGAATCAGACTCGACTCTCGCATTGGAACCTGCTTCCTTATGTGAACGAAATAAGAACATGCGGGAGTATAAATCATGCTACGGAAAGCGGAAAACAAGTCTGTCGTCGCCGCTCCAGCCGAGGTAAAAGACCACAAAACGCCACATCTGGCCCCCTCTGGCACTGAAACGTGGGTGCTCAATAATTCGGTGCCTGTCACCCGTCGCATTGATGTCGCTTCCACTGACTACCTCCGCGACAAGTGACCGCAAATGCGGCCGATGATGTGCACGCGCTCAAGATCGACCTCGAAAGTCTCGAGGTTTTGATTGTCAGAAATGATCTTTACCCTCGGAGGATCGGTGAAGGGAACTCGCTGGAGCCGTTTGATCTGAGGCTCGCTCATCCCGTCGCTGATCGAATAGACCGTGTCAGTAGACAGGCGGTTTTGTGTGAGGTCGATGATAACCCGATCGCCTGGCGAGTATGTCGGGAACATTGAATCTCCCACGATCTCCTCAATGAGGGTGTGATTGACTGCCACCTTGAGTTCGTTGCGGAGGTAGTCGCCCGGGATCAACCACTCAGCGACGACCCTGTGGCCGGAAACGGTTTCGGCGCCGACTGGCAAGTTGATGATCTCGCCGACTATCCCCTCTCCAGCGCCAAGCTTGACGTCGATTTCGGGTATCGCCCCGTTGATCTTTGGTTGCCAATGCTCGCGGCTATACGTAGCGCCTTCTGGCGCTATCTCGTCTACCGGATCGGCGTACTCAATCTCAGGCGCGTCAGGATCAAAGGAACTGATGATGCCGGCTGACGGGCGCAGATCGGGACGGGCGAGGATCCAGACTTCATTTGCCGTTATCGGCGGCTCGCCCTTGCCAACAAGGGCCTTTGCCACTTTTGCCGCCAACCCGATATCGATCGTGTCTTTCGAATACTCCGCGCTCTCATAGCGCTGGATGCTCGACGCTCCGGCGTATCCGATCGCCTTGGCAAGTTCTTGCAAAGACAAATTAGCCCGCTCTCGCAAAGCCTTAAACGCGTCAGGAACTGAAAATTCGGTCTCTCTACTCATGATTCGTAAAATACGCACGTTGCGCATACGTTTTCCACGTTGACATTCTTACGCACGACGCGTATTTATACGTTAAATGCGTAAGGAAGAGCGCCGTGAAGCCACTGACACCAGCACGAAAGATCATCGATCGCCTTGGCGGGCTGACAAAGACCGCTGGGTTCCTCTCGACTGAAGAGAAACCGGTGCCGATCACCACTGTCCAAAGCTGGGGTGAGCGCGGGAAGATACCGCAGGAGCACTGGCTGACGCTGATCGAGGCCGGCAAGTCAATCGGCGAGGAAATCGAGTTGGCGGATTTCTTCGGCCTGCAGTCGGAGAACGCAGCATGATCAGCCTTGCTGCCTATCCTCAATGCGCAACGCGCTTGCGCTTCCAGCGTGCCAACCTCAACGAGGAAAGCTTCACCCTGTATTGGGCTGCTGCATGCGTGGCGTTCGATCTCTCCGATACCCTGCTGACTGAATACGGCGGCTTCAACTTTGATGACCGGTCGGACGCCAACGGCAAGAAGCTTCTGGCGCGGCTGGAGTCGTTCCTGACCGACAGAGCGCAGCGCACGGCGGCGAACTCGGTCTATGCGTCCGAAGGGCTGAAAGCATATCTCGGTTCGCGCGGCATCAAGGTATCTGCGCTGAAAAGCGAAAATGACTATTGGCTTGCGGCGGAGGCGTTGTTCCCCGGCAAGATCAAGCGTGAAGGCGGGTTTTCGTCGCTTTACGTGCAAATCAGCTCCATCCCCAAGAAAGAGCGCCAGCGGCTAGGCCATGCGAATTTGCGCAATGTGCCCGTCGAATGGCTTGGGAAAATCACCCAGCGCCGCGCCGAATTGGCGGGCATGAAATCGCAGGTGGCAGCATGACACCGTCCTCCCTCCAGGCACTGCATGAGAAGCATCAGAAGCGTCTCGCTGAGATCGAAGCGGAGGAACGGGCATCATGAAGATCATCATCGAAGTCGTCGGCTCCGTCATGCGCGTCGAGATAGACGATCAGGAAATTGAAATACCAGCGAGCTCGCATGCTGATGAACCTTGTCAGCCGGTAAAGGCCACGGCCACGGCGGAGGATCATTCTGGCAGAGGCCTCGACGGGGAGCCCGGCACGAAACTGAAGAGCCGCCCCAAAGCCACGGTGGTTGCGAGCACCGCGGAAACCAATTCTGTCGGGTCGTCCAGCGGTAGGACAGCGGATTTTGATTCCGCCGACGCTGGTTCGAATCCAGCCCCGGCAACCACTTCCAAGCCCTACGTCCTGCGCCCGCACTGCCAAAGGCCCAATGCGGAAGACTGCGGCGGCGTCGGTACGCAGCATTGTCATTCCTGCACCATGGCGATGGGAGAAGCGGCATGAGCTGGAACAAGGAAGCAAAGCCCGGCGACAAGGTGACATGCGTCAAGGGCAGTGTCTGGAGTTCGTGTGCGGGCGTAAATCTGCACAACATCATCGACAGCACCACGCCGCAGCCGGGAGAGACCTACACCATCGCCCGTGTCGATCTGTTCAACGGCGATGAGTTTTTCACGCTCGAAGAGTTTGACCCGATGGATCACTTCTACTGGAAGGGCTTTCGACCGGCGCCGGCCAAGATCAGGGAGGAGGCTTAGATGGAAGACCTCGACGCACAAGCCGCCGTCCTGTTCTCGGAAAATCCAGATCTGTGCCGAGCCATTGCGAAGCTCGTCGCTGAACGAGCGGACAGCGGCATGGGCCTGACAGCTCGCCAGAGCGAGCTCCTGCAGTTCCTCACCAAAAGCAAGGCGCAGAACGGCTCTATGCCGTCCTACCGCGAGATGGCAGACGCCATGGGGCTGGACAGCAAAAGCAGCATCAACCGGCTCATAATTGGCCTTGAGCAGCGCGGAGCAATCCGCCGGCTGCCGAACCGGGCGCGGGCAATCGAAATCGTGAGGGCCGTCGCATGATTTGGGCACTTCGAGCACTGGCATTTCTCATCGTCTTTATGTTCGTCGCCCTGGCGGTTTCCGCATTCATGGCCGCGTGGCTGAAGAATATCCGGCGCGCCACAGCATTGGCCGATGACAGCACCTATGGCGCCCCAGAGGGCGATCTACGCGATTTTCGCGATTGAATTTCGGCTTGGCGGCTGGTCCGGGAAGACAGTGCCGCCGTGCCGATGTGGAATACCGCTGAGCAGGTTCTGCGTACCGGCGGTGGCTAATGAGACGGAGAGGGCAGGGCAATGTTGCCTCTCCGTCTCATTCAAAGCCATCCGGTGGCGAGAAGTTCAGCAGTGGTTTGGAGCGCGGGCTCCTTTCCAAGCCCTCAGTTACTTCGATGAGTTCAAGGTAACAGAGGCTTTTTGAAATGTACGACAAGAGTGTTTCCGAATCCGGAAAAAGGGTTTCCGAGGGCGATATGAGTACAAAGGCATTAGTTGAAGCGAAGAGCTGGGCAGACGTGCTGATGAACAACGAGTTCAAAGGCCGTGGCGACCGTGAGAAGTCTGTCAGAGGGCGTCTGTCGTCGAAGACGGGCATCCCTGAAAGCTATCTCTTCCGCCTTCAATACAAGGCAGGTGAAATGAAAGACGTGGCAGGGGAGGTCTATAGGCGCCTCCACATTGCCTACCACGACATGTGCGCAAGAAACGAAGCCGCAGCGGACCTGATGAAGGCCGAACGGCTGGAACTGAGGAACCACCATGAGGCTGGTCTGGAGCGCCCTGCGAAGGGTGTGGGAATGGATTCTCCTGACAATTGAGAAACGGAAAGGAAAGCGTGATGGCAGCGATCGGTGACAATTCGAAAGTACTGACAGACAACGAGGAAAAGGCTCACCTATTCGGATGCTACCGAAAGGACGCGGCTCTGAAAGCCAAAATCGCCGCCTTGACGAAGCAGCGGAAGGAAGAGCGGAAGGTTTACACGACCGAGGGCGTGGCCTCTTCCAAGCTTGATTTCTTGGACAAGGCGTTAAACGCCGACGACAAGACGACAGTAACGCAAAAAGTCGCCGACCAGATGAAAATCATGGTGTGGGTCAACCTCATCCCGCCGCCGAGCACCGATCTGTTTGCCGACCGAGCCCCGAAGATTGAACGGATTGAAGGTGAGGGCGAGATTGCTGGCCTTGCTGCCATCGAGGGCGTCGAGCGCAAATCCCCATATGCTCCCGGATCTGAAGACGACAAAGCATGGCTTCGCGGCTGGGATCGCGGGCAGAAAATCATGCAGGACGACCTGCAGTCAGCGATGACGAAGATCAATTCCGCTCGCACCAAGGAAGAGCCGCCCACCAGCGACAAAGACCCATTTGCATCCGCAGCCTGATGTTCCCCCGGCGCGAACCTCCTCCCCGCGCCGACACTCCCGAGATCGCGAATGATCTCGGGCTTTTCAAAGAGGTTCAGCAAATGAGTGTCAGAGTCCTTGGGTTAGATATCTCCACCTGCACTGGGTATGGCTTCTGGGACGCAAGTTGCCATCCATCATCTATTGAAGCCGACGTTATGGAGCTTCCAGAGCCGAGGAAGATCCCGAACACCGACAAACGAGACTATCACTGGGATGACTGGCGCGTGGCGCAGGTGGGCCCGAAAGCATTAAAAATCCTCAAAGCATTTCGTCCCGACCTGGTTTTGATTGAGGAGCGCCTTCGCTTCTCCAAAACAGGCGATGGTGGGTTTGCGATGACGAACGCCATCCACGGCGCGTTTTATTCGCACTGCTGCACAATGGACATCCTGTTCGGCACGATATCATCGCAGTCGTGGCGGGTGCCAGCCTACGGTGAGGGCTTCAAACAACCGCTCATCCCAGACCTTGATCGGAGCCGGCGGCAGAAGATCGACAAGAAGACAGGCAAGCCACTTTTCAAACTGAAAGACTGGGGAGATCTCGCTGTTGAGAAATGCGAGAGCCTTGGAATTCGGCTGCCTCCCAAGAAAGAAACATCGCACAACGCCGCCGAGGCCGCCTTGATCGCGATGATGTGGCGCTGCCACAAGCGGATCAACATCCCCGAGAAACGGGCGTTTGATCGCTACATCGAACTCCTGCAACGCAAAGCCCAAACCAAGGAACTTGTTTCGGAGGAAGCAGCATGAAGCGCGATCCCAAACTCTACTGCCCCCACTGTGCAAAGCCCCTGACGCCGGGCGAGATGTGCGAGCGCTGGTGCGAGTCCTGCGAGCGCCCGACCGACAAGCCAGCAGACAAAGAGGCCGCATAGGATGAGGCTATTCCCCGACCTATGGCCCTTCGGCGATCTGCAGCCGCACAGCTTTGATTTCATCATGGCCGATCCGCCGTGGCAGTTCATCGTCCGCTCGGAGAAGGGCGAAGCCAAGTCGGCGCAGGCCCACTATCGCACCATGCCGATTGCCGAGATCAATGCAATGCCGGTGCTCGACCTTGCCGCGCCTGACTGCACGCTTTGGCTCTGGTGCACGGCGCCGATGCTTCCCCAGCAGATGAATACCGTCGCCGCCTGGGGCTTCAGCTACTGCACCGAGGGTGTGTGGGTGAAGATGACCAAGCACGGGAAGGTGGCCTTCGGCACCGGGTATGGTCTTCGCGGCGCCCATGAGCCGTTCATCATCGCCAAGCGCGGCGAACCGAAGCTCACCAAGTCAACCCGCTCGGTCATCCACGGCAAGGTCCGCGAGCACAGCCAGAAGCCAGACGAGGCGTACCTTGAAGCCGAGCGCCTGATGCCGCGGGCCAACCGCCTCGACCTGTTTTCGCGCACCGATCGCCCTGGCTGGACAGCGTGGGGTGATGAAGCCGGCAAGTTTGGAGAAGCAGCATGACGTTCAAGCGCAAGGAAGTGATTGGCGATTGCACGCTCTATCTCGGGGATTGCTTGGAGATCATGCCGACGCTGGGCAAGGTGGATGACCAGCCGGATATGTTCGTCTCTGCGCCGGCTCCCGTACTCAAGCAGGAGGCCATGGAACTATGAGCAGCCGCGAACAAAGAATCTCCGCAGCGAGAGACAGCAACCCATTCCAGGCGAGGGAACTGCCGAACAACATCGAGGCAGAGCAAGGGTTGCTTGGTGCCGTGCTTGTCAACAACGCGGCAATGACTGTCGTTCCCCCAAGTCTCGAGACTGACCATTTCCACGAGCCCATCCACCGGGCGATCTTCGATGCTATCAAAGCCTGCATCAAAGCCGGAAAGATGGCGAACCCGGTCACTATCCGATCGTTCATCGCTCCAGATCTTGCCGCGGCACCGGTTGGTGACATCACGGTTTCTCAATATCTCGCGCGGCTATCGGCGGATGCGGTGTCGATCATCAACGTGCCAGACTTCGCCAGTGCGATCATCTTCTATGCCCAGCGCCGCGCCGCGCTCGGAACTGCCGAGAGTGTCGATGTAGCCGGATGGAATGCCGATGACGAGATTGCCTTTGTCGACCAGATCCGCGAGAGCCGGGACCGGCTGACGAACATCCTGACCACGCTGGAAGGGCAGGGAGACGAGCACCGGACGTTTGCCGAGGCGGTTGACGAATCCCTCGACCGAACGGAACAGGCCTATCAGGGGCGGCTACCTGTCGGCATCGACCCCGGCCTGCCCGAACTGATGACGCTCACCGGCCCATGGCAGAATGGGCAATTGATCATCATCGGCGGCGGGGTCAAGCAGGGCAAATCGGCCCTCGCCATGCAATCCCTATTCACCATCGCGGAGAAACACCCCGTCGCGGTCAATAGCGGCGAGATGAGCCGCACTCAGCTCACGATGAGGGAAAAGTCCCGCCGCACCGGAATCAGCGCCACGAAGCAGCAGCGCGGGCAGGTGAGCGAAACCGAGTTCGAAGCCCTGATGCGGGCCGGTGAGGAAATGAAGCGGCTCAAGCACATCGACATCGATTGTCGCCGCCTCACGCTCCAGCAGATTGATTCCAAGATCGGTCGGCTGATCTCCGAGTTCGGGATCGAGGCCTATTTCCTTGACCATCTCGGCAAGATCCAGTGGACCGGCAAGATGGAATACGAAGACGAGTTCAAGCAGGGCCAGCGCGCGACATCGATGCTCAAGGATCTGGCTCAGAAGCACAACATCCCGATCGTCGCCCTGACGCACCTGAAGAAGGCGACCTTCCAGGATTATCAGGGCCGGTCATTCCGCGACCGGATCAACGCCGCCATCTCGCGCCGGCCGACATATCGCGATCTCGTCGGCAACATGGACAAGGATGCAGATCAGGTCCTGATCGTTTTCCAGCCCAAGCCAATCGTCGCGGGCATGGAGCCGGGCGAGAACACCGAGGATTACACGGTCTGGGAAGACGCCATGGAGCGGGTGACCGGCAAGGCCGACATCATCCTTTCGCTGTCCCGCGAATCCGAGTTCCCGCGGCGCAAGGAGATCCAGTGGACCGGGTCGACCACCAGTTACGGGCTGCCGTTTAAGCAGGCGATGAATGAGCGAGGACTTTTTGCATGATCGCGGCTCTATACGTTGAAACGGGTGGCGGTTATTTCGGCCTCGATGACGTGGACCCATGGGACGAGACGCGCGATGCCCGCAAGTACGATGGCCCGTGGCCGGTTGTTGCGCATCCGCCCTGCCAACGCTGGGGGAAGATGTGGTTTGGCCAGCCGCTGACCGTAAAGACTACAGGCGAGCGCAAGAAGCTCGGAGATGACGGCGGTTGCTTCAAGGCGTCATTGGCATCAGCGCGGCGTTTTGGCGGAGTTATCGAACATCCGTGGGGCAGTCTTGCATGGCCGCACCATGGGCTGAATACACCGGAGAGAAGCGGCGGCTGGATCATGGCCGACTTTGTCGGTGGCTGGACGTGCTGCGTTGAGCAGGGGCAATACGGGCACTATGCCCGCAAGCCGACACTGCTTTATGCGTTCGGGGTCGAACTGCCTTCCCTGAAATGGGGGTATCGTCACGCGAACCTTGACCCTGTTGTCGTCGCTCGCATGGGGCTGGAGAGGGCCAAGCGCCTTGGCGAAGTCGGCGCTCGCGGCGGCGGAACAGATAGCTCTGCTCGGATAGGAACACCCATTGAATTTCGCGACCTTCTGATCTCGATCGCTAGATCGGCGAACAAGAGGACAGCAGCATGACCTCACTTGCTCCGTCGCACAAACAAGTCCGCTTCCTCGGCTGCATCGATAAACGCCTGACGCGCCTTGGCCGCCAGTGCTCGATCTCGGGTCTTCTGGAGGGCATCCACACAGGCCTTAACAGCAGCCTCAAACGCGGGGCCGCTCGTCTTCGGCCAGCTACTCGTCAACACCCGGGCAGCCTCCTCTGTGGTGCTGACCATGCGGTATTTGCCGAGCGTGTCGGTCTCGATATCCACGGTTTTGTCCCAATGCGACATGACTCATTACTCCGTTACGCAACTCACGCGAGTCATGTCGCGGCGTTGCGAATCGTTCCCTCCGTACATCGAATTGTTGAGGCAGTGGCATGATCACACAATCAATCGTCCGCACGATCCCGGCGCCGAAGGGCTGGACAGCAGAATATGTTTTGGCCGGCGAGAAAGAGCCCCACAAGCTCTGTGACGCGCTCGGCCGGCCCATTGTGTTCCAAGCCCCCAAGGATGCCAAGATCGCAGCCCAGGAGGCGCTTATAGCCGCGATGGAGAGGGCCGAGGCGGCGTTCATTGACCCGCATCCCGATCGGTTCTGGCTGGAAGGCAAATTCAAGACCGGTTTCGGCCGAAAGCTCCAAGCTGAAAAGCGGCTCTCCATGGTCTCGAAGTTCAAGGAAGGCGCTGTCTGATGCACATCCAGATCGAAGCAGACGTCTATTCCAGCGGATCGGAGATGCGCACGGCCTATGCCGACCGTCTCAGACGGCTGAGGAGCCTGCAGCCCAAGCAGGAGCCAAAGCTTTTGCCAGTGATCACAGCGCCCGTCCCTACCGTGTTCAAGCCTCGCCCGGTGTGGATTCGTGGTGACATTTCCTTTGATGCTCATATCGCCTGCTGGCGAGAACACCTCTTCGAGATGGCGTCCGGACCGAAAACCTACATCAGGAAACGCTGTGCCGAGATAGGCGTGAGCTATGAGGACATTATCGGTCCGCGCCGGTTCATCCCGCTTGCCAGAGCCCGACAGATGCTCATGTGGGAAGTGAAGCAGACATTCCCTGACATTTCGTGGCATCAGCTTGGCAGAGCCTTCGGGAACCGTGACCATACGACTGCTCTGCATGGCGTGCGTAAGATAACGCAGGAGAGGGCGGCTGGGATATGAGCAAAGGGCGGCTTGACGCATTGCTGGACGGGCTAGGCATCAAGTTGGTGCCGGTCTATCGCAGGCGCGCGGCTGCCCAAAGCCATGCCAGAGGCACGATGCACGAGATCAGGAATCAGCATGGCGACGGCCACCTGATTTTCGTCCTGCGCTGCATCCGCCAGACCCGCAATAATCGTGACGAACTTTGGTCGGAGACGATCGGCGCCGTGTCCGATATCCTTGCACAGCGCGACGATTGGGCCATGGAGCGCCCCTCAGACGTTTTGACAGCCTTCGACACCATCAGCCTAGGCGTCTTGCGTGGCAAGGCTGTAGCCCGCCGCCCTTGGCCGGTGAGACATTCCCTCAGAACCTTGATATATGAAGAACTGGAGAAACGCCTTGATGAGCCAGAGCAGCGCCTTGCGGTTTGAAGACTTGACGGAAGAGGCCGCCCAGGTAGCGGATGCCTCATTGATCGTGCGGGCACGCTTTGTCGAGGCCGCCGACACCATGCTCCACATCGATGTGAAGGGGCTGCAGCCGGCGCGCCTCAAAGCCTTCTGGCCTGAGATCATCCAGGAATACCGGGAGATCAAGCTCCGGTATCGACCGAGCTCAGAGGCCATATCCCGAGCGGAAGAGGTAATGTTCGGCTGGATGCTCGATCTGGTGAAGGATGACAGCCGGCGCATCCTCCTGAATAAGTGGTCGATTTGTCTGGCTGCACCGCATATCGTCGGATCGTTCCGGAATTATTGCAGCCAAAAGCGGCTCATTCGTAGGACAGCAGAACGACACCTGCACCAAGAGTTTTCGAGCATTGGCAATGCGATACTTAAATCCGCTCAATCGTTACATGAGCCAGACTGGTCGAGGGTGTCGCCAATGATGCCGAATTCGGCTACTGATTTGGATAAGATGAGGTCTCCTGTGGTCGAGTACGATCTTTACGGGGGCATGAAGCCGAATTTCGATCCGGCGAACAGCGATGACGCCAAGGCTCGATCGGACTTGATCAAGCGGCTTGAGCGAGCCAATCGCCAGCGCGACAAGAAGCGCCGCGAGACGGTGGCATAAAAATCAGACCGGCGGCGAAAGTCGTGAAGGCCGGGGGAGCCCAGCCGTTCCGGTCTGATATCTTTTCAGTGAGGCAGCGTGGAAGGACACGCACGCAGGCCAAATGCGATACCGTCCCTAGTTGGCATTAGGGTGCTAGACACAAGGTGGATGGCGGTAGCTGGTATCAATCCCGGCCCTCATTGGAATTAATTCAGGCCCGTCATCCTCACCGGTGGCGGGCTTCGTCGTTTCAACATCACCCACAGGTGACAGTATGAGACTGAGCATCACCAAAGAGCCAAGCCGCACTTGAAGGCGATCTTGAGATCGGTGCGGGCCGCCCGTGCAACTGCATCGGCCCTCAGAACGGCCAACCGGTCTGCCCGTGCCGCATGCGCGGCGTCCAGATCGAGAACGGGCGCTACGTCGAGAAAAATGATCTCGGCCCCGTATCACGAACCGCTGCGATCCTCACTGCAGCTAAAAGCTTGGAGCCGCGTCTATGAGCAACACCCGAAACATTCACGCCTATACCGCCGCTGGGGCCAGTTATCCCGAGTTCATTTCGATCAACCAGGCTGTCCATGATGGTTATTCGATCACCGTTCGAAGCCCGCGCCAAGAAGACGGCTCTGAGGGACGACAGGCGACCATCAATCTTGACAGCGACCAGCTTCGCAGGCTTGCGCTAGCCGTTCTTGAGGCTCTATGACCGTCACTTTCACGGCGATCTACGCCCCTATTGCTGCAACTCTACTTGCGATCGCGTGGGCTTTCATTATGCCGCTACCGGCACGGCGAGGCGACTACGATTTCGGTGCAGAGATATCAGCCATGTTCCGGCTGGTGGTTGTCGTCATCGTCACGCTGCTGGCGTGGCTGATCTACTTCGCGCTGACATGAAAGCCCTCGCAGTCTTCCTCGCCCTCGCTGCCCTCATGATCGTCGGCGCCTACCTCTACGGCGGGGCAATGCTCGTTACCCATGGGATGGGGTGAGGAATGTCAATCAAACTCACGGCTGCCGATGACCGGGATCTTGCCGATGGCCGCGCTCTGAGCATTTTCCAGCGCTCGTTGCCGTTCCTCTGGGGTGCGAGACTTGGCCATCTCTTTAGCGGTGTCGTTAATCCGATACCTGCCGCAGTGAGGACAATTAACTTCATCAAAGTCGCCCATTCGCGGCAACTGCTGCGTCGCCTGAAGCTCGCAAATTGGGCACGTGTAATCTGGCGTCCAGTTCATTCCATCCTCCCAAGGTAACCGATGCCCGTCCTGAAGAACGCCCGGCACGAGAAGTTCGCTCAAGCCATCGCAAAAGGCAAGACGGCTGACGAGGCCTATGTTGAAGCCGGGTATTCCTTCAACCGAGGCAACGCAGCCCGCATGAAGGCAAATGAAAGCATTCGGAAGCGTGCCGAGCAAATCACCGCCCGCGTGTCCGAAAAGGCCGAATGGAGCGCCGCTGACAGGCTGATTTCGCTCAAAGCGCTTCATGACGCTTCATTGAAGGACGACCGGCGGACAGCCATCGCAGCCATTGCCGAAGCCAACAAGATGCAAGGCAGTTATGCGCCGACGAAGCACCAGCACGCCGGCGCCAATGGCGGCCCAATACAGACTGTCGATCTGACCAACGTGAGTGCTGATGACCTCGACCGCCTCGAAACTCTCTTCGGTCCGCTTGCCGGTGGACCCGGCGACGATGATGAAGGCGATACGGGCGGAGAAGGCACGGAGAGCAGCGGCGCTTGAGAGGGAGCGGATCGCCAAGGATGCGGAGCGCATACGGGCGCGCTGCCAGACCCTGGCTGGTTTCGTTCGTGAAGCATGGCATGTGCTGGAGCCTCGGGCGCAATATAAACACGGCTGGCATATTGATGCGATCTGCCAGCATCTGGAGGCGGTAACCGACGGGCGCATCAACCGCCTGCTGATCAACGTTCCCCCTGGGTCGTCAAAGTCGCTGCTCGTGTCTGTGATGTGGCAGGCGTGGGAGTGGGGGCCTCGTGGCCTCGCCTCCATGCGGTATCTGACCACGTCGTTCAATGACGGGCCGGTCAAGCGCGATACCCGCAAGTGCCGCGATCTGATGCTCTCGGATTGGTATCAGTCCCTGTGGCCTGAAGTCGATCTAAACCGCACCGGCGAGACATCGTTCTCGAACACGGCCACCGGAACGCGCGAGGGTGTGCCATTCGGGTCATTGACGTCACAACGCGGTGACAGGCTGGTGATTGACGATCCGCACTCAACGGAGACAGCGGAATCATCTGCTGATCGACTGGCAACCACACGCAAGTTTCGAGAAGGCGCGCAGAACCGATTGAACGACCAGGAACGGTCGGCAATCGTGGTGATCATGCAGCGCCTGCACGAAGAGGACGTCTCAGGCGTCATCGCAGAAGTCGGGATGGAATACGTCCACCTGATGCTGCCTATGGAATTCGAGCCCGAGAGGGTCTGCACAACGGCTATCGGCTTCACTGACCCCCGCAAGGGCGAAGGTGAGCTTCTGGACCCGGTCAGGTTCCCGCGTGACGCCGTCGAGAAGCTGAAGCGCGACATGGGTAGCTATGCCTATGCCGGGCAGTATCAGCAGCGCCCAGCGCCTCGCTCTGGCGGTATGTTCCAGCGGTCGGACTTCGAGATCGTGGATGCGGTTCCTGCTGGCGCCAGAAGGTGCAGAGCGTGGGACTTTGCAGCGTCGGCGGAGAAGGCAGGAAAGCAGCCGGATTGGACCGTCGGTCTGAAGATGGCATACATCAACGACACATTCTACGTCGAGCACGTCGAGCGGGGCAGGTGGAAGCCGGGCGAGGTCGAAACCACGCTGAAGAACACCGCCAGCCAAGACGGGACAGATGTCCTGATTAGGATGCCGCAAGACCCTGGCGCCGCCGGCAAGGCCGACGCAGCGACGAAGGTCAAGCTGCTGGCTGGCTACGGCGTGACCGTGCAGACGGTGACCGGCGAGAAGGCGACACGCGCCAAGCCTGCTTCTGCTCAGTCAGAGGCCGGCAACATCAAGCTCCTGAGAGGGGCTTGGAACGCAACATTCCTCGATGAGGTCTGCTCGTTCCCCAATGCACAATTTGACGATCAGGTGGACGCGTTTGCCGATGCTCTCAACGAGCTCGCGCTGAACGTGCCGCCGACGGTCGCCATGTTCTTAACCAGGAAGCACCGATGAACAATGTCGTTCGGCTGATCAACTATGCCCAACGGCGCATGGATCAGATGTTCCCTGGCTATTTCGCGGCGGCCAAGCATGACCACTATAAGGACTTCGGGTATCCGCTCACGCTCGATTTCGCCCAGCTTTACGGCATGTACAGCCGCAATGGTGTGGCGACGGCCGGCGTCAACAAGACCATCCTGAAGACATGGCAGGACAACCCGACGCTGCTTGAGCAGGAACGGGATGGATCACAGACCGGCCCCGCGAAGGAAACGGCGCTAGAGGCTGAGATACGCCAGCGCTTCGATGATCTCCGCCTATGGGTCAGGCTGGCCGAAGCAGACCGCATGTCACTGGTTGGTGCATATGCTGGTGTGATTCTGCGGTTTGCCGACAGCAAGAAGCTATCCGAGCCAGCCAATCGCGTGCCCGGTGGCCTTGACGGTCTGGTCGAGGTGATCCCGGCATGGGAGGGCCAGCTTACCGTCAACGAATGGGACACGGACGAAACATCGCCCGGCTATGGCCAGCCGAAGATGTATCAGTTCAATGAGGCGGCCGTCGACAAGGCCAAGAAGCAGCCGCGGCAATTCACCATCCATCCTAGTCGGGTTGTCATCTGGTCGAAGGACGGCACAGTAAACGGCCGATCGATCCTTGAGCCAGGTTACAACGACCTGATGACCATGGAGAAGGTCAGTGGGGCCGGTGGTGAAGGCTTCTGGAAGAATGCCAAGTCAGCGCCTGTCCTGATGGCGGACTCAGAAGCCCGGCTTGATCTCGTGGCAAAAGCCATGGGCATCCAACTCGATGAACTTGCCGACAAAATGAATGAACAAGTCGAAGACTTCCAAAAGGGCTTCGACAAGATGCTGTTATTGCAGGGAATGGAGGCCAAGACACTCGGGATTGTGTTGCCATCGCCCGAGCACTTCTTTGCAATCGCGCTCAATTCCTTCGCCGCCTCCATCAACATCCCCGTGAAGATCCTCGTGGGCATGCAGACCGGAGAGCGGGCGAGCAGCGAAGACGCTGACGAATGGGCGCAGACCAACATGTCCCGCCGGGCAAACTATGTGGTGCCTGGTGTCATGGCGTTGGTCAAACGGCTCGAAGACGTCGGCATTCTCGCCCAGAAGGATTGGTATCTCGATTGGTCCGATCTGACCGAGTCCTCGATGTCCGAGAAGATCGACCGCGCCGTCAAGATGACCACCGCCAACCAGAACATGAAGGACGGCGGAGAGATCATTTTCACGCCGGAAGAAATTCGCGCCACCATCGGACTCGAGCCCCTGGCTGAGAGCGAGAAATATCGCGATCCGATTGATGACCCGGCCAACACCGATCCAGCCACAGATGAAGAAGACGCGGCGGCCCTTGGCGGCAAGCCCGCAGGAGCGAAAGCATGAAACAGGTCCGCGTCAACATCCGCTCAGTAGCCAACGTGGGCGCCGTACGCCGCGAGAAGCGCAATGGGCGGGATGTGGTCATCGTGCCGTCGGCAACGCTGCCTGACAACATCGTCATGAACGAGATCATGTATCCGGCTGACGAGATCGAAAAGAGCTATGTGGGGCTGAACCGCACGCCGGCACCGCTCGGTCATCCGACGATCAACGGCAAGTTCGTATCAGCTAAGGACCCGGAAGGCATCAACATCGGCTGGATCGGGGCATGGAATGAGAACCTTCGCCGCGAGAACGGCCGGGTTCTTCTTGACAAGGTAATTGATATCGAGATGGCAAACCGCAGCGAAGGCGGCAAAGCGGTCTTGGCTGCCATCGACGCTGGGACACCTGTCCACACCTCCACCGGCCTCTTCTGCCTGCTGGAGGCTGCCAACGGCGACGTCAACTACAAGCATATCGCTCGCTCCATGGAGTTCGATCACGACGCTATCCTGCTCGATCAGGAAGGTGCGGCCACACCTGAGCAGGGTGTCGGCATGATGGTCAACTCCAAGGGCGAGAACGAAGAAATCGAGGTCATCAACTCCGCTCTCGATGAGGCGGATCGTGATCTGGATTGGGCCGTGGATTCACTCGCCCGCGCGCTGGATAAGCGCACCAAAGCGTCCACTTTGGACCGAATGAAAGCCGCGATATTGGAGTTTTTTACCTCCGAGCGGGAAACCTCCACCAACAAGAAGGAAGACGACATGTCCGTCACCGACGAACAGTTCAAGTCGCTTTCCGACGAGGTCAAAGCCCTCTCGGAAGGATTCGGCAAGATCGGCGAGACAATCGCCAATGCCGTTACCGGCGCCGTAAAGCCGCTGGTCGATGCCCAGGCCGAAATGGTCGCCAACCAGAAGGCCAAGGACGACGCCGAGAAGGCAACCCTGGTCGAGAAGGTGGTCAAGGCCAACCTGCTCACCGAAGCCGTCGCCAAGGAACTGACGCTCAATGCGCTCAAGGAACTGGCTACCAAGGCTGAGCCAGGCAAGGCCACCCCGCTGAACAGCGCGTTCAAGCCCGGCGGCACCAGCGAATCCGGCTTCAAGCTTCCGAAGGGAGAAAAGTAAGATGGCCCGCTATAACAAAATCTACGGCGGCCCGGTCGAGAAGGTCAAGCCGCAGGTGCACGAAGCAATCTCGGCCGTTGCGCTGCTTCCTGGCACCGGTGTCATCCGCACCGCTGGTGCATTCGTTCAGGCCGGCGCTTCCGTGACCGGCCGCGTCTTCATCGTCCAGGACAACTATCTCGCCATGAAGGGCGTCGATGACGCTTGGACGATCGGTGACCGCGTCGTTGCCATGGAACTGCTGGATGAGCAAATCTTTCGCGTCCGCGTCCCGACTGGCACCAGCATCACCGCCGACCAGGCCCTGACCACCAACAGCGTCGGCAAGTTCATCGGTGCCACCACGGGCAAGCAGGTCCTGGTGTTCGCGAACGAGACCTACAACAACACCTCTGGTTCCGACCAGCTTGTCAGCGTCCGCGCTGCCAAGGGCTACATCAGCGCATAAGGGGGAACCAAGATGCGGTATTTTGACGAAGAGTTGGTCACCAACTCCCCGGCCCATCGTAATTGGTGGGACGATCTCACGGCAAACCGCGAATGGTTTCACCGGACGGAAGATGCCCTTGCAGAAGTGCGCAACGCGACTGCTGTGCTGCCTCGTGACGCATGGCTCGATCTCGACGGCATTACCCGCCGTGTGATGCGTGCCGACGAGGGACAGGCTTGGATGCAGGACCTCATGCCGCTGGCCAAGACGGTCAACATCGGCAAGATCGTCAGCCTCAACCGCGTGTCGGGCGATGCTGGCGCGGTCGTGCGGTCCATCTCCGGCCAGGTGCCGGTTGGCCTCGATAAGGTCGCCTATGACTATCGTGGTTCGCCCGTGCCGATCTTCTCCAGCGGTTATGGCCGGGAATGGCGCGAATGGAACACCCTGCAGTCCGAGAACTTCGATGCTCTCGCCGACGACCAGGAAGCGATCACCGCCAAGATGCGCCGCGACATGGCCCTCTATGCCCTCAACGGAGATAGCACCATCGTCTTCCAGGGCTACACTGGCTACGGCATCAAAACCTCGCCTTACTCGAAGTCGATCAACGTGGGCCCTTCTGGCAACAACATCGACCTTACCATGGCCACTTGGGCACAGATCGATGCGTTCTTCAACGGCCCGTTCGGGGCCATGCTCGACGCAAACTTCGTCACGGGCAAGGTCAACCTCTACGTCTCCCCGGAGATCATGCGGAACCTCGATCAGCAGATCAATCCGTCTGCAGGCTCGACGCTGGGCACGCGGCTCAACGAACTGCTGAAGAACCGCCGCATCAACAAGATCGAAGTTTCCTTCGAGCTGACGGGCAACCAGTTCTTCGGCTTCGTGCCGTCGGCTGAATATATCCGCCCGCTGATCGGCATGGCTGTCAACACCACCGCCGTGACCCGCACCAACCCGACCGACAACTACCAGTTCCTGGTTATGGGCGCGATGGGCATCGAGATCCGGGCTGACATCAACGGCCGCTCGGGCGTCTTCTACAGCATCTCCACCTGACCTGACGCCTCGCCCTAGTGGCGGGGCCATCCTCCCAACCTGATCAGGAATCCCCCGATGAAAATCAAGATCCTTGCGCCTTACAAGGGCGCCACGACTTCTGGCCTCTATGGCATGCCGACGGCAGATATCCCCAGCGGGGAAATCCCGATCGGCGCCGAGATCGAGGTTACCAAGGAACCGCTCGAATGGGCCGGCCGCTATGAGGTGATCTCCGGTTCGACCGAAGGCAAGACCGCCGTCATCAACCCTGCCGACGGCGAAAACCAGCAGGTTGCCGGCCCCGTGGCTCCGTTCCTCGCCAAGGACAAAGGCGGCGGCTGGTGGGGCATCTTCGACGCGAAGGATACCGAGGTCGCGAAGTCTATCCGCAAGGATGACGCCGAGGCTTTCAATACCATGTCCGACGAGGACAAGGCTGAATACGTCAAGACGCTCTCTGCCTAAGCGGTCGTCACTCTCGCCTCATAGCCTGTCAAGGAGATCAAGATGGCTCTTTCCGTTGTTGATACCGCTTCGCTTATCGGCATCGACGCTATCCAAGATCCCTTGGTGCAGGTGCCGTATACCCCGCCGACGCTGATTAAGGCCACCAACGTGGCCGCTGATTGGGTAACGCAGTCAGGCGCGGTCATTGCGCTGGAGAACTTCCCGCAGCCGTCTGAAAGCGGGGCGGCACAGGGTGTTTCAATCTCGATGATTGACACGGACAATTTCTGTTGGGCTCGCTGTACAGCAGGTATCCTCGCCGGCTTCAAACTCTCGGATGCCTATCTCATCGAATTGAAGTTTCAGACTGACGCTGTACAGGGAGGCGTCAATATCAACTTCTCCCCGGACAGCGCCAACCACGCCACGAAGAACCTGCAGTTTGGCTGGAGCATGCCGGGCCAGGTGGCCCAAGGCATGAATGATGTCACTGTTCGGCCAGCAGGCGATGGCAGCCTTGAGCCAGGCGGCGCGGTGTGGGTGAACACTGGCGCGGTCAATTTGACGGATCTGGTCCAGTCCATCGGCGTGCAGCTCGTCTCGAACGGCTCGGGCACGCGCAAGATCATCATGGATGGCATCTGGAAGCACACGGCCCCGCCGACCAAGGGAGCCGTTATATTCGGTACGGATGGATTCGGCGTTGCTGCCAACCTGAAATTCCAACAGATCATGATGGAATATGGGCTCAACACATACCTAGCCGGTGATGTCGATCTGGCGGAGACCTACCCGGACATTATACGGCAGATTCAAATCTATTATGCCAACGGCGGGGATGTCATGTTCCAAGGCGTCGGCCACGTCGATTACACGCAGCCGGGCAACCTTGCCAATCTGCCAACACACGTCGCCCGCGGGCAGGCGATGGCCGACAAGATCGGGCTTATCCGCAGTCGGAACCTGTTCGCATACCCACAATCGGCTAACAACCCATCGACAGATGCCGTGCTGTTGGCGGCTGGCATTCAGAAGGCTCGCACGGGCTACGCTTGGGCAATCCATCCGGGCGCGGATCGCGCGGGCCCAAAATTGATCGGGCACGGGGCAACGAATATCGGCGCCCTGACAGCAAACCAGATCGTCAATATCGTGAACCGGGCTATAGCCTACGGCACGACCGAGGAAATGTATTTCCACGGTGAATTGTCCGAATCCGTAATCCGGGCCGTTGCGGCCTATGTCGCCGCTGCCAAGGCGCGCAACGTGGTGGACTGCGACATCCCGAGCCGCTGGCTGCGCAAGCGCAACTATGGCCGCGCAACAGCGGCCTGATAGGATTTCCCATGGCAGGCTACAGCGACGACAGCACGTTCAATACGTGGCTGACCGATAACGGCTATGTGCTGCCCGTGGGGGCGCCAGCGCCGGCAGTGTTGAGGCAGCGCGGCAGTCAGTACATCGATGCTGTCTATGGCGCCCGGTTCCTCGGCAGCGTCGTGGATGCCTCGCAGGAGCGCCAGTGGCCACGCGAGGGCGCGATCGTGAACGGCAAGCTTCTGCCGTCCGACGTGGTGCCAGTGGCGGTCATAAACGCATCATTTCAGGCGGCGTTTCAGGAAGCGGTATCTCCCGGCAGCCTGTCAGCAACAGGGACATCAGGAAGTGCTGTAAAGCGTGAGAAAATCGGACCCATTGAGACCGAGTACGCAACAGCATCGAGTGATGGATCGGCTTCCAGCATTACGCCGCTGATATCGATCGTAGACGGCATGCTTGCGCCGTTTCTGCGCGATCTCACCATGCCCTATATCGGCATCTTTTCGGTTGGCTGCTGATGGCGACTTTCGATTACACCCGCTCGCGCGCCACGGCAGAGCGTCTTATAGCCAAGTTCGGCATGGCTGGCGCTATCCGGAGGCAGACGAATTCCGGCCCGGCTTATGACCCGACCACGATCGACACCGATTACCCCTGCACTCTGGTGGTGCTCGAATACGATGACAGCAAGATCGACGGCACGCTGATCCGCCGCACGGACAAGCTGATCTACCTGTCCACACAGGGGCTCTCGATCACACCCGCTGACTCCGATCGCATCATTGCTGGCGAGGAATTCTCCATCGCCAACATCAAGCCGCTTTCGCCGGCCGGGCTCACGCTCTTTTACGAAATTCAAGCGAGGAAGTGACCATGACAATCGCAAACGCAGAACTCTCGATCGGCTTCAAAGCCTCGCAATCCGCTGGCGCCAATTCGTTCGGCGCGACGTTCTGGAATGGAGCCATGTCGCTCGTCCAGGGCTTCACGGACGGCACTGTCGCCAACAAATTCGACCGGCTGTATATGACTGAGCGCACCATCGGCGCCAGTTCGAACGACGATCTCGACCTTTCTGGCGTCCTCACTGACATCTTCGGGGCGACGATCACCGCTGTTGAACTCGTCGGCATCGTCCTGATCAACAAGCCGAAGTCAGACGCCGCCTCCGCCAACCTCAGCAACCTCACCCTCGGCGGCGGAACGAACCCGGTCGTAGGCTTCCTTGGCGGCACCACACCGACGGTCGGACCGATCAAGCCCGGCGGCTGCTTCGTGCTCATGAACCCGGATGCTACCGGCCTCGCCACGATCACGGCAGGCACAGGAGACATCCTGCGCATCGCCAACGGGGCAGGCGGCTCGAATACCTATCAAATTGCTTTGCTGTTGCGGAGCGTTTAATGGACCGGCAGCACAAGGGGAAATTGATCAGTGATGAAACCAAGTACGCTGTAATGGCGTACTTTTTCGGAACAGCGATCGCCCTTTCTCTGCCGGTGTATGCCGTGGCTACGGTCGGGCTTCTGCTGCTGCTGAACAACCCCAAACTCTTCCGCCAATCAAACTGATGCCTCGCAATTCCGATCCTATCGATGACCTGATTGCCAAGTTCGAACCCCGCCTGCGCGAGGCGTTCCTCAAGGCGATCAGCGACATCACCAACCGGATCGCAGTGGCGAATATCGAACGGCTGCTCAAGGCCGGCGACATCAACGGGGCGGTGGAAGCGGTCGGGCTGAACCCGCTGGACTTCCGCGACCTGTCCGGCGGCATCACGGAAGCGTTCAACGAGGGTGGCCGTGCGTTCGAGGACGCGATACCAGCCCGGCGCAGCCCGTTCACGTCAAGCATCCTGCAGTTTCAGTTCGACGTTCGGAACCCGGTTGCTGAGGCATGGACGCGCGACCACTCAGCGCAGTTGGTCACCGGCATCATTGATGACCAGAAGGCAGCGATCCGCGATTTCCTGACAACCGGCCTCATGCAGGGACGCAACCCGACCGCAACGGCTCGTGATCTTGTCGGCCGCACCAACCGCACCACCGGCAAGCGAGAAGGCGGAATCATCGGCCTCACAGCGGGGCAGCAGCAGTGGCAGGAGCGTTACGGGGCCGAACTGGCAGCCAACACCCCGGAAGGGCTTAGAAACGCTCTGACGCGCGGCCTGAGGAACAAGCGCTATGACAGCGTGATCCGCAAGGCGATCGAGACCGGCAAGCCGATCCCGGCCGACATGCAACGGGCCATGGTCGCGGCCTACCGGAACCGATCGCTGAAATACCGGGCTGACGTGATCAGCCGGAATGAGACCATGCGCGCCCTTGGCGCCAGCCAGACCGAAACCTATCGGCAGGCCATCGCCAGCGGTAATGTGTTGGTGGAAGCCATCACTCGGTTTTGGCAAACGGCCGGCGACGAACGAGTCAGGCATGCCCATCGTCTCATTCCCGGCATGAACAAGCAGGGTAGGGGCTGGGAAGAACCTTTCGACACGCCGACTGGCCCGAGTTTGCATGCGCCGCATGACAAAGACGTCGGCTGCAGGTGCCGTGAGCGCATCCGCCTGAATTATGCACTTGGAGTTCGTTGATGGCTTCGCAGAATTTCGCGGCTCAGGTCGGCCAATGGACCCTGCGGACGAAGCAAAGGACCCAGGCTGTTTTTCAGACCGCAGTCCAGAACCTGGCAGAGGATGTCACCGAGCCGGGACCGTCTATGGCCGGCACGAAAAAGGCCATCAGCAAAGGCGTCGGCAAGGGCAGGGGCAAGTCAAAGCGCCAAGGGCCGGTAAAGTCCGGTGGCG